TACGTTTTATTATTTCATCATCAGCTATTTTTAACTTTCTATTTAACCAATTTGTATTTAAAGCAAGTGTCTCTTCTTCTAATCCATCATCATCTTCCTTCATTCTTGGCTTAAATACACAAGAAGGTATATTCCACACAAATAACCTACGGCTTATTTCCTTACAATCAGATTCAATAAACGGTAAATAATATCTCTTTCCACTAATACGCTTAGCCCATTCACTCTCAATAAACAGCATAGGCTCAAAAAAGTTATACGTAAAAGATTCATTATCCATAACTAAATCAAGATGTATACCATTATATCCTTCAAATCCAAAATAGTTATTTATAAAATGATTAATAAACCTTCCACCATAATATCCAGGCAAATTATATAACTCACTATCATATAACAACTCTAATATAGCATGTTTTACATTCCATCTATACCTATATCTTTTACTACACGCCATCTATAAACTAAATCCTTTTCTATAATACAGATATTACTATTATATTACCACTATTCTAACACTAAAATCATATAAGTAAAACAATATTTAAATATATACTTTTATAATAGTTATACACAACTAATTAATGACTATATGAAATAAACAGTGTAAAAAATAAATAAAAATTCAATTCTTCTAATTTTCTACGTATATATTATGTTCTATAAAAATATCAGTAATATAAATTCTGATAATAAAAAAGTTTCCCAAAAACAAACTTAATACAACTACGGGATCTTTAACTACTCTGGATTTAGAATAATACGTATATATAAATACGAAATATTTATTCTAACATAATATATAACATACAATAAAGACAATAACAAAATAAAAACTTAACTTATAGTAAAGGAATATAACTACTATGTCTATATTAACAAAAATTGAAGACAATTCGTTGGTAGCTAAAGCCCGTAGCGCAAAAATCAACAAAGGTATTGCACACGCAGCTGAAGTATTACACGAATCTACTTTAGGTAAACGTTGCCCTAACTTAGTTAAAGGCATTGAATCAGACAGCAAAGAAGCTAAATATGCTGCAGCTACTTTGGTTCAACTTTTAGAAAATACAGCTGAATATGTTGCTAAAGAACAAGGCCGTGACATTCTTCATGAAGCTGACTACGGCAATGCTTCTACTTCTGCTGTTAGCTTACTTTCTCCTGGTGTTGCTTCTTTAACACCTAAAGTTGTTGACATCGTAAATGTGTTTTATCCACAAATGGTGGCAAATTATATTGCGGATATTCAAGCACTTGACCGTCAGTCAGGTCAAATTTTCGTGATTAAAACACGTTACTCTCAGGACGCTGCTGGTGTAGAAGCTGGTGACATCGTATTCGAGCAAGCTACAGACGGTACATACTCATCTGAATTCATTGGTTATGCTAATGCTGAAGCTGCTGATAAGGTTGCTGCTGCTCCTTCTTCTGCTCTTCCTGCTGATGCTACAGTAAAAGTACGCGCTGGTTCATTCATCGTTCGTTTAGCTGGTAAAGAAATTGCACGTGACTATGGTAATGGTGCTGCAGGTCTTGATGGTGTTAACGAAGGTAAATATCAAGTAATTGGTCGTGGTGTTACTGGTACAGTTGATGCTCAAACAGGTGAAGCTGAATTAGAATTAGACACAACTATGTATGCTGAAGCTATTGCTAATAAAGCTACTATGTCTTTTGAAGCTGCTGTTGATGTTGAAACAGACGTTGAATTGATTCGTAAGATTCAATTTGATATTCCTAACCAACCAATTATGGCTAAGCAACACCCATTAATGAGTTCTTACTCTGTTGCTGCTGGTTTGGTTATGAATGCTCACTTGGCTATCGATACTGATGAATTGATTGCTAACCAAATCGCTGGTACAATTCGTTGGGAAAGAGACTTAGCATTAGTACGCGCTGTATATGCAGGTGCTGTTGCTAACCCTGACTTAACATTTGATTGTGCTGCTAACGGTGCAAACTTGACATTACAACAAAGATATTCTTCTTATACTACTACAATTTCTGCTGCTCGCGGTATTATCCAAGAAACAGCTGGTCGTGGTACTGTAGAATTCATCATTTGTTCAGCTCGTCAAGGTTTAACAATCATTGAACAAATCGAAGGCTTCAAAGCTGCTCCAGAAGCTAAGAAACCAATTGGTCCTTACTTAGCAGGTACATTGCGTGAAGGTACAATTGCTGTTATCGCTGTTCCTTATAGCAATACATTACCAGCTGACCAAGTTGTGTTTGGTTTCAAAGGTTTCCAATTAGGTGATTCTGCAATAGTTTTAGCTGAGTGGATTCCGTTGTATTTCACTCCAACATTCCAAGCTCCAAACTTGAAGAACCACAAAGGTGCTATGTCATTCTATGATTTATTCTTGAATAAACCTGAATACTTAGTACGTGGTGCTATTTCTAACTTCAACAATGCTTAATTTTCAAGCACTTAGAAGATAGTAATATGAGAGACCCTTGAGAGAAATCTTGAGGGTTTCTTTTTTATGCATTTTTTTTATTTACAATTATTTTCTTCTAGTCTATACTATGTTCTATTAAGTATAACCATTTAGCAAGGAGTATAGCGCAGTGAAAAAGAAAGCAGATATAGCATGTTTAAATTGTGGTAAGTTATTTCATCCGGCAAGAAAAAGTAGTATATTTTGCTGTAGAGAATGTGGAATAGAATATAATAAGACACACGGTAAGTATAAGAAGACTGAAGAACAAAGAAAGAAATTGTCCGAAGCACGTATGGGCAAAGAGCCTTGGAATAAAGGTAAGAAGACTAGCGAAGAGACTATAGCTAAGTTTAAAGAAAGTATAAAAGATACATGGACAGAAGAAAAAAGAGAAAAGCAGCGTATAAAGCAAAAAGAAGTATGGAGTAATCCTGAATTATTAGAAAAGCATAGTAAGATAATGCAAGAAAGTCATGCTAGTGAAGAGACAAGAGCTAAGACTGCTAAAGCAATACATGAGTATAACTTAACTATTACTGATGAGCAGTGGAAAGAAAGATATCTTAAAGCATTTCAAACTAAAAGTGAGAATGGTACACTATTTTCTTCTAAAGGGGAATTAGAAATTAGAGAGTATATAGAGTCATTAGGCTTTAGTACTAATAAGTATGTGATAGGTAAAGATCATAATAGATTTGAACTAGATATATACGTAAAAGAAAAAAACTTAGCAGTAGAGTACAATGGTTGTTATTATCATGCTAGTAATGGCATAAACCATAGAGGAAAGAATTATCACTTCAATAAGAATGTAATTGCATATAAAGAAGGTATAGAATTAATACAAGTATGGGAAGATCAGTGGAAAAATCAAAAAGAAATTATTAAAGATATTATAGCTGCTAGATTAGGAATTATACGTGGTGAAAAAATATATGCGCGTAAATGCGAAATAAGAGATGTTAGTACTGCTGATTATAGAGAATTTTGTAATAAATATCACGTACAAGGATATAGAAGTGCTAGTATTAAGCTAGGATTATACTATAAAAATGAATTAGTACAGATAGCTTCCTTTAATAAAGCTAGACAATATAGTTATAATAGCATAGATAAATATGAGTATGAATGGGTTCGCGGTTGTATTAGTAGTAATAATAAAGTAGTAGGTGGTACTAGCAAATTATTAAAATATTTTATTGATACGTATAAACCGAATAATATACTATGCTTTAGTGATTGGAATTTATTCAGTGGTAAAGGATATGAAGAAGCAGGATTTCAATTAGAAGGATATACCGGTCCAGATAAGTTTTATATTACTATTAATAATAAAATGCAAAGAATTAATAGAAGTCCATATGCATATCAACAATATAAGCAAATGGTAAATGAAGGTAAGCTATTTGAATGTCATGGATGTGGCTCTAAAAAGTTTGTATGGTATAATGAATAAAAAAATTCCTCCTAGAAGTCGAAAAACTAGGAGGAACTAATGACTAACATTGTTTTTTTTTTTCAAACTATGAAAAGAATTTATACTTTTGTAATATTCTTTTAGCTTCATAAAAAGTAATAGTAAAGATAAAAACTATTACTATAAGTCATAAGCTGTTCAACTAGGTCTATACTAGCAGAATATCCTTTATTTTTGTACGGTCCAAAAGTATAAGACCGTAACTTGAAGGAGGTGACTTTTAAACTGAATATAATATATAGACTTTATATTCAGCATGTCAAACATATTAATACTCAATGTACTCAAGATATTTAATATGTACCAACATGTAAGAACAAGAAACATTCTTATTATTACGTTATTTAATTTAACACATAAATATTTAAATGTAAAGCAAAAAAAAAATAAAAAAACCAAGCTCGAACGACACCTGGTTTTTTTTAATTACTGATGATGAGGGAAATACATATCAAGTATACATCGATGTAGATGAAGTTTCAAACCGCACTTACATTCAAAAAAATGATAAATAATAACCCTTTGTAATGATGAAAGCTTGCCATATGCTGGTGCTATCATTGACTTAACACAACCGTATTTGAGGCTTACGTATATTAATAATACTTTTTCATCATTTACATTATTCAATATAATATATATTTTTATAAAAGTAAAGCAGAAAATTAAAAAAAAATACATTTTTTGACCGTAGGACAATATTTCTACTTTTCTAGTAGCCTAAGTTAGAAAATTAGAATTAGATAGCTGTATGGTCAAATTTTAGCTGTTTATGTGTGTCTTAATAAAAAAGACCAGACATATTTCTACATCTAGTCTTCAAAAAGGAAAAATGAAATACAAAAATGCCTTATATTTCATTCTGTGTGTTTTTTATTTCAAACTAGATTAAACCAAGACTAAAATCTAGGATTAACTAAATCTGACAAATCAATTTATATATAACATATATTTTTTTATTTGTAAATACTTTTTTTCAAATTCTATAAAATGTATTAAATTAATGTAGGGATATATTATGTCTAAAGATATTATAAAATGTTTTGAAGATAGAGACCGTGTAAATGAAATAAGTAATTCTGAGCATTATATTAAGTTTGAAATAGCAGAATGTACAGAAGAAGCATTACAAAAGAAATGTGAACATATACTTAAATGCCAAAGTATACAGTGGAAACCATTAAAATTAGAAAGATTATCAGTAATAAGAATGTATATAATGACATATTACATCGAAAGAGGCTGGTAATTTTTTTTGTCTATAATTGATTTTTGGACAAGACATTTGTAGTGTTTTCCCTATATACAAAACAACACCTCATTTTTTATAAGTCATTGATTTTATTAAATAATTGAAATTAGAAATTTTGTCTATTTTTTCTTGTCTAAAAGTAAAAAAATGAGTGAGGGAGAATAAAAAAGGGTCAAGAAGTTAATCAAGACCCTAAATTTATACTCTAATTTTCTAATTAGAATACATAACGCATAGCAACATTAACTTGAACTGTACCGTCAACACGCATGAAAGATTTAGTTTTGCTATATCTAACAGCGAAAGGAGCAGCTAATTCAACATCAGCATGACCTTCGAAACCAGGAACAACTAAACCTGCAGCAGCAGATTCTTCTTCGGCACCTGATTCTTCTTTTGCACCAGCAGCTGCAGCAATGTCAGCAAATGTCATAGCATCCATTGGTTGAGCTTCAGCGTTACCATTTGCATAAGAAAGAGTAACATAGTGAGCACCAACTTCTGTAGATTCAGAACCATCTTCCATAAGATCAACATATACAGAAGCAACGATTTTAACTTCGTTTTCTTCTAATACAGTACCTGTAGCGATTAATTTATTAAGCATTTTATTATATCCTATTATTTAAGTACGCCTTTCTAAGGATACCTTAGGTTAAGACGGCGCGTTACCTTAACAAAATATAGAACATAAAAAAAGAGTAGGCGGACTAAAAACCTACTCTTGCCTTGTAATATATAGATTTGGGGATCGGGGAGGGAGTCTATGATCATGGTCTTTATCTATATATTACCCTCACGACAATCTTATTTATAGCATATATTTAAATATTGTAAAACATTTTTTTATTTTATTAACAGTAAACCAATAAGAAATTCCATATCTTTAGGTGCCAAATAGAATACAAATATATACTTTGGGTTATCTACTAATGCATATGGAATATCATTATCATTAAAGAATTTTTCTAAATGTAGCTTATTTATTTCATTATTTAACTGATATATTGACTTATGTAAATTATCATGATAAGGATGAGGTAAGATGTCTTTCTTTAATACATACATTTCCCCTTCAGTAGTGTAATGTAATGTTACACCTACTCTAATTGATAATTTTCTATATATTAAATCAGATATTTCTTTTAAATCAAACACTTAGACCTCTTATATTTTAGTAATATTCAATAAACCGGTAACAGCTTCTATATTATCAGAATATATTTGGAAGTGTTTATCATCTATAACATCTATATCAATGTCTAATTTTTTACAAGTAGTTATTAAGTCTTGGAAACGTCGATTCCATGGACCTGATAAACATACCAGAGGAAAACCACAATGAGAATAAGTTATAAATATACCAAGAGGACGCAGCTTCTTTTGAAGTACTACTTGTAAGGCTAGCATTTGTTCAGGTGTAATATTTTCACTCATCGTGGTTCTCCTTCATCTAGTCTTGAATTAATACAGGGTATACTATTACAGCAACCATTGTTCTTTTGAGTCTTTCACACTCATCCATACAATCACGATATTGTTGATAAGGCGTTGGAAGAACTCTACCATTTAAATGTACATACCACATAGCATTTCTCCTTTATCTTTGTTGGGTTAACACATATATACATGCTTTTACATAAGCAGTACTACTTTTCCATATACCATTTTCCATATATTTATTTAATCCACCGGACATTCTTAGCATTGCAATAAATAATTCGTCTTCTTCTGGATTATCAGATATTGGAATATATTCTCTTTTTATTGAATCTCTAACAGACCAAGCTAAACTATTTCTCTTTTTATAAAATTCTTCAGTTATATGTTCATATACAGCACGTCTGGCTCTTACTTCTTCCATTACTGAAAAGAAATCATCAGATAGCTGTAACTTAGATAAGGCAGAAGTTACTTTAGTAGGAATAGGCATAGAAGGTCTAGTATCCAATATATGACACATACTCAATGCTCTATATATACCAGGTAAATCTGTTATTCCTGTTAATTCAGAAAATGACTTACCTTTTTTATTCCATAATTTTAACCAATCGAAATGATAATATTCGTAAGAAGAACCAGTATCATAGTCATATGACGAAAACTTAGCTTTCTTAATAATCAATTCATTAGTAATAATATTCTTTAAAACTTTATTAGTAGCAACCATACTTGGTGTAAGAGGAGCTTCTGCATTTAAAGCTCTTTCTAATAAAGGTAAAGTTATTTTATCAGCAGGAAACTGTAACAGTAGTTTACCATTTGCATATAACTTATCTTCTTCACTTAGTACTAAATACTCACTACAGTGACGAGGATCAAGTTTCATACAATGCTTTATCCATTCACCATTGTTTTGGAGGTCACATGCAACTGTAATACCTTTAAGAAATTCAGTATTATTAGTTTTATTTACACCTCGATAAGCAAGACCTAGTGTATTAATTAGTTTCTTTATATCCATTATAACCTCCAATTTAATTAAATTACTTTCTTTTTATGCCTTTAGATTTGATTATTTTAATTTTAATCGCAGTAGATTTTTTCATTTCTGTTCTCCTTAGTCTATAGATTATACCAAGTTATAATAATATATACTATTTTCTGTGTAAAGCATATTATTGCTGTTTTAATAGTATTTTTTCCATTTCAATTAATGTTGATTTTGGAGTTAGCTTTTGAAAGCGCTTACTTAATTTAACATCAAGTCCGAGATCATTTAACTCTTTAACAATCGTTTGTTCAAGTGCTTGTATTACAAACTTTTTAAGAGTATTTGAATCTTTAAATCTAACTGAATTAAAACGTATTTCCATACCATACTTAGCAAGTACTTCTTCAATACTACCTAATGCAAAAGTCTTTACTAATTTCTGATTGGTTTTCAATGCTTCTTTTTTATCAATTCTGGCTCTATCTTTTTTAGTTAAATCAAATCTTTGTTCTCTTTTTAAGAAGACAGTTATTGTTGAATGAATTAATTTACCGTGGTCATCAGTAAGAAGATAGTAATCTTCATCACTATTTATGAAACATTCCTCTGCATTAGGAAAGTACATATCACGTACTACCGACGCTACAGTAGCAGGTTTAAGAAAAGGCATGTTAAGTCTGGGGTCATTTAGGATGTCCTCTTCCGTTAAAGTTACCTCATACCCATCAGATAAGAAATATAGTAAGTCTTCAGCATCTCTTACTGGTCTAGTCTTTGTAATAGATAAATATTTACTATATTCTGCTTCACCACCTGACATGCCTTTGTATTTACTTAATACCCACCATGTCTTTTTAACTTTAGTTACTTTCATTATACTGGTTCCCCTTCTTTTGTTACTTCCACAAAGGTTGGTTTATAACTAGCGTATCCTCTAAACATTCTAGTTAATTCTTCCAATGAAGTATGAAAGATTTTAGCATTTTCTTTATGCCAGCATTGATAACATCTGTTCTTTGTTCTACGCTCTATAAAATGACCACCCATTTGTACAATGTAATATTTCTTTGGATTATTTCTTTTATTGTCACGTTTGTATTTAACGAATTCGCGTGCTCTATCTAACCAAAGATTATGGTCAGCTATTATATCTCTTACATCGTATCCATTATCTTGCATAAATCTATAAGCTAATCTTTGGTCTGCTTTCCAATTAGCCGGATAAAATTTATCACCATTGTATGCAGAATAGATTAACCAAAGTGCTCTTGTTTCTTCAGCATTTGCATATGGCCAATTATCTCTGAAAAAGTCAATCTTACCAGTAGAGAAGTCTCTTCCTCCAAATGCATTAGTACAATTAGAGGAAGCCGAGACTGTTTTAAAACTATTATCTGGTAATTGTTTAATAGATTTATATATTTCGTAACTCATGGTATCCTCCTTTACAAAAGATTTTTAGTATCCACATCTAATGATGTTGTATATAACATATCAAAAGAATTTGCAATATCATCAATAAGTCTGTCTACATTAACATTTATTTCAGTTAATGTCTTATTAAATTTATTATCAGTAACTTCTTCTAAGATCATTGGTAAATGATCTTTCATCTTTAATAATATTTCTCTTCTTAAAGATTTTGATAGTCCTACTCTAAGAGTTACTGCGTCTTCCTTCAATGCAATATCATCATAACTGCGATCTAATCCAATACTATTTAAAGTTGCCTCTATACTAGGTCTATAAATATTATTAAACAGTTTTAATTTATCTACTTGTAATATTGAAGGCTTTGATTGATTATCATTGAGATATTCTAAACTATCTGATAATAACACAAATATTTGTGGTTTACGCTTTAAATATTCTATGTGTTTAAATTCATATAAATTCATACCTTCTGCGGTTTTAGTATGCATGTTAAATATTTTTACACCAGTTATACTAGAAATTGCAAATAATAATTTATTCTTTTTATCACTATTTTCCCATTGAGAAGTCTTAAAATCACATAAATCAGTTTGTGTATAGTATAATTTAGCTCTTTTGCATTTAAAGATGTCATAATCTTTTCTACTAAATGATGTACAATCTGGTAGTATATCTGACACTATTGTTTTATGATAAATAAGACTAGTTTTATAATGATTTGATAAATCGTTATTTATATCTAACATACCGTAAGTTTTGATATCTAATTTTAGTTTATTACATATTAAATAAACATCTTCTGTCTTTTGTAAATCAATATACATGTCCATTCTCCTTCGTGGTTAGGTTAATTATGATATACCGCTTTGCCTTGCATACGGCATAAGGTTAATACTTTATTCATATCTTCTAATTTTAATACAATTACATGATCACCTTTATTTGCTATATTTATACCAAGTTTTTTAAGTTGGTCATTCAGCTTTAAAAGATTTACTTTATCTGCTATTGTATCCGATATTGTATAAAGCATACATACTTCTTTAGTTATACTACTTGTAAATGCACAACGCGAATTATCAATACCAATTAAGCTATTGATAAATATTGATAAAGTTTTATTGATATTGATCTCTCTCATTGTCTTACCTCCTTTCTTAGAAATTTGTGGGATGGAACAATAGCCCCATCCCAATTAGTTAAAACTTATTCTTTAGTTTCGATAGGTGATTTTTCTATTCTAAAATTAAACAGCATACTTCCACCCGGCATTGACTGAATTTGTTCAAGCATTTGTTCTGCTTCTTCTAAAGTCTTTGCTCCCATTCGTAAACGCATTGGTTTAGATGTTCCCCTTATTTCAGGTTTTTCCTCTGCAATTACTACATATTTTATATTTACTATATCCTTGGGATCTACATCCTTTCTAGTTGCAGTTATTGCATTTTGAGATAAAGGTGTAATATTTGGGGATACTTTTGTCATTATATTCCTCCTTAGAATGATTCTGTTTCTTTAAAGAATAATCTGTCACCACGATCTAAGTTAAAATCATATGACTGATTATATCTGTTACAATTAACATAGTTACTAAATACCTTACCCATATTTCTGGTTCTTCCAATGTGTAAAGTTTTTCCTGCAGGATTAATTACTTTAATGTATCCCATCTTTTTATAGAAAAGTCTTACATTATTACGTGTAATTTGTACAGCATCTGACCAGTCAATTGATTTCTTCCAATCACGTTCTTCTGTATTTGCTGCAGGTTCAGTAACTACCTCTTCAATCCTAAAGAAGTTAGCTGCACGTCCTTTACTAGCAAGAAAAGCTTGTGCTTCTTCTTTAGTTTTAAATTCAACGAATTTATTGACATTATTTTTTTGTACTACTTTAAACATATTAGACTCCTTTTGTAAAAATTGTTAAATTAATATATCATATTAAATCAGAAAGTAAAGCAGGTTTCTACTTAACTACTTTTTTGTTGACTCATAAATAGATTCCATGCTCTTTCTGCTTCAGCTTTATTTTTGAAAGGACCTTGAACTTCAAAGTCATTTTCTTTTATTAATCTAAATAATAAACATTCTTTATTTCTTGCACAGAATACTCCTTTTCTTATAAAATACCATTTCATTTAGTCCTCCTTCTCAACAGCAGTACCTGCTGTTTGTACTACCTCAGCTTTAGTGAAGTCAAGAATACTTCTTTTTAATCCAGATGGTCTCTTTGCCATTTTAACTCCAGTTATTCCAAGCTCTTCAAGTTCAGGCAATACTATTTCTGTTATATACTTAGCAATAATAAGAGCACCAGCATCTTTACAACATACTTCGCCACAGTGAATAGTTAGTCCATGCTTTTCTAATAGTGCCTTAATATTACCATTATCAATTAGATTTAACCAAAAGTTATTTGCTTTATCTTTAAGCTCACGTCTCATTTGATGATATACTGTAGAGTGTGCATTTTTATATTCACGCTGCACAGCAGTAGACCATTCTTTACGATTATCTGATACTTCTGGTATACCAAGATATACTTTACATCTACGTTTAAATAATTCCATTACACGAGTATGTAATTCATCTTTATCAACTATACATTGTCTTGTCATTAGGGATCTCCTTGTTTTGGTTAGGTTAATTACTATTCAGGTTATTGAATATAATATCAACAACTTCTGCTGACCAAGCCATTTGATTAGCTTGGATTATTTTCATTTCTTCATCAGTTACATTATGTTTATCTAACTTATCTTTACCTTTTTTTCGTAAAGATTCATACACGTCACGTGCTTGTTCATTATTGTCTTTCATTAAATTTGGTAATGTTAAGACAGTTTGTTTATTTTCAATAAATAAGTTAGTTAACTCTTCAAGAAAGATTTTTTTAAGTTCATCTGTATTTCTCATTATTCCTCCTATGCATAAATAAATTCACCATGAGATACGATAAGACAAGATTCAACGTCTTCATCGTTTTGTAGTTTCTTTAATTTCTCTAATGCTTCTTCCTTAGATAAGTCGAAGTCAATAATCTCTAAGTTATTGTTTTCATTAGATTTTAAGTTAGCTACTACCATATATTTATTCATATTTATTCTCCTTGATTTAGTCTTGATGCATTTAAGTATTCTTGGAAAGCACATTTGAATACACAAAATGCTTTCTCATCTTGAGTATTATATGGGTATCCATATAACCTTGCGAATACTTCTTGTGTTGAAAGTAATTCATTTCTATGGTCTGAACGGAAGTCTTTAACTTCAAAGAAGATATCTAATACGAATGGAAGCAGAGTATCTTTAAGTACAAGCTCCATATCATAGTTAAAGTCTTCTTTAGTCCATTCATTCATACGAATATACTTTTCTAATTCCTCATGAGGAAAGAGGCCTTCTTCATTATTCCACATTGGTAAATACTTTTTAGTATTAAGTGCATTTACTGAATGCGTTGCTGATTCAGAATCAGTACCTCTTTCCAAAAGTATGTTTAAGATTTCATTATTAGTCATATATTACTCCTTTTTAATAAAGTTATACTATTATAATCTACTTTTTAATGGTTGGATTACCAACTAAATTTGATAGTTTAGTAGATGAACTTGTAATACTTGTGGTAAGCCCTTGAAGGATTTTAGTGCGTTCCCTTTCTAGGGCACTATTTATAACTGTTTCAAAACAAGTTGTAAGACATCCAAGTGCTATAACTATCCACATATATTTATGTCCATCTGGTTTACTATCTAACATAAAACATACTAACATTATTACCCACCACATATTACCTCCTTTAAATTGTACTGTAAATTACTTGATGTTCTGTTTTAGATATTTTATAATTAGCAAAGTAGCGTACTAAATTTAAAGTATGTAAAGGTTTTTCTTTACGTAATTCTTTATATTTAGATTCAGCCTCTGCTAAAAATTCAAATCTCTGTATTTCACCTGTATCTTCATCTGTTATGATAAAGCATTGCGGTCTAGGTGCAGGTCTTTTAGTAGTACTATCACACATACTAACCTCCTTTACTTTAAAGTATATGTTGTTTCAGTATATACTTTCTGTTTAATTTCAATAAGATCATCTGGAATGCCATAACCATCTTTACAGACACTATAACATTCTTGAATAAATCTTACATGGTCTTTAGTCAGATGAGGCATATTGACTTTATCTAAATCAATGTTACCTCTTATAATATATTGATAATATGTTTGTTTCATTATTTCAAAACATTCATCAACACGTGTTTCAGCCATGTGCCAAGTAAATCCATTCATATTAAATATACCAGACTGACGAACAGATTCGTATGCCCAGAACATTTCTTTAGGAATGACTTGTAAGACACAGGCCATCTTTCTTAAATCATCTCCTTTCATTTTACATTCTCCTTTAACTTACTCTCAAGTATATTATCTATGATTGCATCAGCGTTATAATCATAAAGTCTTATTAATCCAGCATATTCTTTTAAGACAGTTTCATCTGTTGCAGTCACAGTATGTCTGTCACAACACTGTTTAATTGCAAGACAGGTTATATAAGTATCACTAAGATTAAATCTTCTCATTATATGTTTATAAAAATTTGTTCGTTTATCAGTAATAAACATACCAATCTTTTTATAATACATTGGATTTTTTTGACATAACTTATCAAATTCTTCATATTTAATGATATCACCTATACGTATACCAAAAACTGAATCCAAACCATTTATTGAATTAATAAATTTTGAAGGAATTGCTGCAAGAAAATCAATAACATCATCGATACTACATCCATAACAATGTCGTGATAGATCAATATAATCATATTTTTGTAAACATCTAAATATCATTTCATATGTTTTTTGCTTTCCCCAAATAAATGTATATAATCCTAAATGTGATAAGTTTACACCATTACGTATTAAAAAAGTCATTTCAGTATCTGTTGGGTTATCAATATCTTCTATTGCACATAATCGAGCACTAATGTATTCAAGATCATCAGCATGCATAATGTTAAAAAGAATTTTTGGTGGTACATACCAAATGTATTCTGGTAAGTCGGAATATCTTTTTGCACTATGATTAACTTTCGTTGGATCTCTATCACGTAGTATGTACTTAAAATGACTTTCAATTTCTCGTATAAAGAAAGACTTAGTTGTATCTTCGATATCCGTTCTGCTTTTAACATATTCGATATACTGCTTTATATATTGTACTAATTTACTTCTCATGTTTGTTCTCCTTCATGAAACTAAAGGGTTACCATATTTCAGATAACCCTTATTATTAGTATTAGTATCTGCTATCGTTTTTACTTTTTTCAACAACAAACGGATAAGTTTCTGCTTTAATCAATTTTGGTGGTACAAAGTCAGGATGATCTAGTACTAACCAAATACAATTACAAGGACTTACTGTTGTTGTATCACCATCAAGTGGATCATAAAAGTCAGACATACAGATGAATAAATCTAATTTATCACCACGATATTTGTTTTTGATAAACTCAAAATTCTTACGCATATCGTTACCACCATCAGACTTAAACTCAAAGTTAACTAAGTCTTTCTTGTTCTGTCCAGTATATGTTCTGAATGTTTCAGGATATACTTCTGAACCACAGCACCAAACATCAACTTGAAAGTCTTTGAATTGTTGTAAGATAGTAAATAGATGATCCATCATTGTATGTAATTCTGAATCATGAATCGAACCTGAAGTATCAACTGATACACCAATGTGCATTTTAGGTGTACGACCAGAAGAAGGTAAGATTAAACCATTTGCTATACCAGCACGTGAAGGTTTATTCCAAGTATAATTATCTTTCATCCAACCTCTGATGTACTTAGTTAGCGCACGTCTCCAGTTAAATGGTTGTGGTTTGAATGCTCTTTCTAACATTCTGTCAATAGCTGACTCACCAGTACCATTTTGTGTTGAACCAAATACTTCTGACATCTTAGAGATTACTTCACTTCGTGTAGCATCATCTAGGATAGGCATGTGTTGGTCTAAGCTACATCCTAAACCATCTGCTGAGTTACCAGTTTGGTCACCATCAAATGTGAATGATTGCTTATTGCCTTCAGGATTCTTTTGATATTCTTCATATAATTGTTCATAAATCTTTTCAGCTGGCATGTCTCTATATTCAGATGAGTATAAACCAACTTCTGGCATCTTACCTACAGGATTTCTAGTTACTCGACCATTAGCATCACGACTTTCATTTGTATGTAATATCGCATTAATTTCATAGTCAGTAGCTTTATTCCAAAGGATTTGTTTTGCTCTTTCTTCTTCATTTGTTTCATGTACATTTGATATACCAAGAGCAGTTCCTCTATCGAATGTTAAACCAATAAGATGCATTAACTCATGACAAAGAAGAAACATCATTTCTTTTTTACCAATTGTTCTGTTATATTGTTTTCCTGAATCACCAGTTATAATAGGATCTTCATTCCATTTCTTAACAGTTGTTGCATTTATATAGATAGCTTTACCATCAGTCCAAGCAATACTATCTGTGGGAGTCTCAACTATTTTACAACCGATTCTAGTAATAAGATTTGCATATATAGGAAAATCTAATACTAAATCAATCATTGCTCTTTCCCATAAATCTTTTACATCTGTTTCCATATTAAACTCCTTTAGTTAAATCTTCTTTTTCAGACTCAGTTAATGGTCTACCTAAAAGTTTCTCCATATTTTGATATACTTTATCTAGGATGGATAAGTTATCGTTCTCAGCTGGTTCAGCAGGTTGAATACCTGAAGTATCACCAACTTCTTTTAGAAACTTATCTACAGCTTCTTGACCATTATTATCTAGGATTGCTCTAAGCATTTCACGCTTTCTTTTTTCTGATGTATTCTCCCAGGCTTCCTTTTGTATAGCAAGCGCTTCAGCTTTTGCTCTTTCTTGGTCTTGTTTATCTATTTCATCTCTATCATGAATTACACATTTAGTAATATCAAATCCACAAGAGTCTGCTTCTTTAAGTATTGATTTTGCTGAATTTTCTGTTTCAAACTCAGTTGCTACTATTATATTTACAACTGGTTCCATTGTAGTTACGATAGACATTCCTCTTACAAATCTATCAAACTTTATGTATGCTTTATCTTGTTTAACTACATAAGTCATTGTGTTTCCTTTCTGTTTGTGGTTAGGTTAGTAAGGGACCAAGCCTTAACTCAGTCCCTTTTTACTTAGTATCAACTCTTAGTTTTTAAGTGATACGGATGCCAGCATTACCATATCTGGACAATCTTTCATTGGATTGAAGATATGGAGTGCACCAAGTAATCGTTTAGTTCTTACTAACTGAGTAATATTAATTACTTGATATGCTTTAGATTTAAGATGTCTTGTTGCATTGATAAAGTTCAATACATAATCACGACATTTCTTATCATCATTTTCATTAATGATAGTAGACATACATGCCATCTGTACTGCCCAGAATTGTTCAGTATTCTCATCACGGAAGTCTTTTCCATCAATAAGAATTTCTCTCCAATCCTGATATTTTTCTTTATCCTTCAAGTACAAGAATAATCTTGATGCCAAAGCCAATCCTAAACGACCGGTTGCATATCTTTGTTTCTCATCCAAACTAAATCCACCAGTTGATGGATTACCTACTGGCAAGTTCAGTAATTTCTCAATTACTTCCCATGACCTTGGTGTTACAACAATATCAGTATACATAGCATCTGCTAAGTCACCAACTCTCTGTTTCATTGTTTCACTATCGAATAACATATTGGAGCCTTGTGTCTTTAAGAAGGTCATGACATCCAGGTTACCTCCATTATTCATTCTATAGTTTAACCAAGAATTAAAGTCTGCTTTAATATTAAAGTGACTAAATCTGTTAGACAATGGAACACTAAACTCAGTTACTGTATTATTATAAGCTGAAGTATTAGATGAACCAATGATAATGTAACCTTCAGGTACTTTGTATTCTCCTAGAGCTCGGTCTTGAATAAGTTGGAAAGCTGCATTAAGAATTGCTGCTTGACCTTGGTTCATTTCATCTAAGTGAATTACACCACCTTCGAACTCACCATTATCTTTTGGCCACATACTAGGAGTAGCCCATACAGTACACATTTCACCTTTTTCATTCTTAGTAGGAATTGGTACACCAACTAAGTCAACAGGTTCTTTCATACTTAAACGTACATCACAAACATCTGGATTCCAAGGTTTTACCTTTTCACCTGCTGCTATTCTTTTCTGATATTCAATTACTTTTTCAGCATTCCATTGTTGAACTGCTTGTGACTTACCAACACCAGGAGCACCCCATTGCATAATACTGTCATTGATAGCTAATGCAATATCATACATACGTTTAATACCTGGTGTCTCATTACCTTTTTCATCAACGATTGTATCAATTGTGAATTCTGGCATTAAAAATTTATCTTGAATTTTAGACATGTTAAATTTCCTTTCTATATGTGGTTAAGGTTTTTAATTAAAGTATAAGAAGGATACACCTTTTTTATTAGGTTGGCATATCCTTCTATTTAGTTGGACAAGTTATTCAATAATTACTTGTTGTTCCATTAATTCTGGATATAGACAATCAAATATTGAGTTAAAGTCAAAATTATATAACTTAACCAATGCTGATATGTCACCAATTGTACCTGCTTTTGTTTTAGGTAAAGACTCTCTTGCACAACAACCTGCAATCATAAAGAGTTTCCTCAATTCTTTCGAATATCTGAATCTCTGTTGAACTGTGGTTGTATTTACATCATAGTTATCTTTCTTAGCAGTATACAATTTAGCAGCTGCTGCAGCATCTCTATAAATAATATTATAAACATATTTAAGATAAGATTTATCTACAGCTACTATTCTTTCTAAGAAGTCATCCATTTGCCATACATCACCGGTATAATTACCAATGACTTGTTTCTTTTGTGCTTCGGTCCAACCGTTTTCACCAAAGAATAACTTATCAAAGCGCTCGTCATCGATAGCTAATTGTGTTGGCTTAAATAGTCTTGGATTTTCCTTAAGAAAGTTTAGCATATACTCTTCACCAAAAATATCAAAGTATTCTGGGTCAGCAGTTAAATTGCCGTTATCATATTCACTGAAATCTATATTATCAAAGTCATCAGTCATAAGCAATATATAATCTATACTCTTACTTAGTCTTTGACCATATTTTTTTCTATACCATTCTCTGTAAGCATCTCTACCTATAACAGCACATAATGTATTATCATAGTCACTGTTATTTTGTAAGAGGGTGTTAAACATTTCTTTAGAGTTAGGATCAGTTTTTTGTAATAACAGCATGGAAGTTGCTAATAATAACTTATCAGCTTTATTATATCCATATGCTTCTCTAATTAATTTTCTTAAAAACTCTGTATCATTCGGGTCTATTTTACGATAATAATCTTCTGTCGTAAAGTCAGCCCAATCACTACAGCGCTTTTCAATATAGTCACGAGCTGCTTCACTTAGCCCGTCAACCCATTGCTTGAATGTTTTCATACTACTCTCCTTTGTTTATCTTAAGTTTTGTATTGTGATAGTAGTAACTTCCTTCTCAGTTAGGTACTCTTCTTCGTTGATCTCAGGATGATCCTCAAACAATCTAGTCTTATCTAAGCTAGATCTTTTAGAGGTTGTTTTCAATACATATCCGACATCACTTTCGTGTTTGCCTTCAATGATATCTTTACATAATTCATCCTTAAGTTTCTTAAAAGCGTTCTCAGCTTTTTTGTATTCAACATATGCTTTAACTAAAGCTTTAACTTGCTTTTCGTTAAGTACTTTTACTTCTTTTGTCATAATTGCCTCCATTTTAGGTTTATACATTTAGAAATAAAGAGTGTGCTCTAATTTTTTGGTGAGCTCATTAAAGCACACTCCACTCGGACAAGCAGTTTAACTACATGCTAAGGTAGTTTCCCTAACCACAAGGAAAAGTATTTTACACATTCAAGTATAAAACTCTTCATCATGATTATTGAATGGATTATATATTATATATTTTTAGTTGGTTATTTATTTTTATTCGGCTGGTATTTAGAAGTAGTCTCCTGTTTCCCAGCGTCTTTTCTCATCTGCATCTGCTTCCTTTTTAGTCACAGCGGGATGAGGTACTAGACCAGTTCTTTGTTGCATTATATATATTTGATTTTTACTTAGTCCAGTCATTCTTTTTACATAGTCTCTATACACTATGCTACCAATTGGTGCTGACTTAAAGCATGCACGATATCTGCGTTCATCAACAGGTCTGATTCCATACTCATCTTCATCAGCATTAAACCCAAGTAATTCACGGTATGAACGTTCTTGGTGTTTTTCCAATTTCTTTTTACGGTCACGAGATTCTCTAGACTTCCAATTGTTATAAAGTCTTTTGTACTCTTGTTCCTCAGTTTCATTTTCTTTACCTGCACGACCGTGTTGTCGTCCAAGTTTTTCATTTGCTTCAGCAATAAGTTTCCTTAATTCCTCAAGCGTTGGTTTTGGTGGTCTTTTCTTTTCAGTCATAATATAAACTCCTTTCCCTAATTATAATAATCATAAATCAGGTTGAATTATAAAATAGGATTTACTAATAAGTAGTTAACGATTTGAGTTATACACATTTTTTTACACTAAGCATTCAAATGTGCTTTGTTTTGTATAAATGTTCTATCAAACTCATCTTCTTCCATGATAAGAAAACCAACCTCTTCCATCATTTTTATAAACTGTTCACCTTGGATTGATTCTCTACGAACAAAGACTAATTTATTAGTAAATTCAAGTTTACCATTAAATCCTCTTCGTGCCGCAATCATAGGTACAACACCATCTTCTTTAAACTTTTGTTTACATTTATCACAAGGTTCAGGACTAGTTGACTGGCATTTACTTACTCCTTTCCTTGGTTTCATTTCACCATTTGCTGCTCTAAAAAATTCAGTTTGTAATAGTAATTGTTTACATTCACCGCAGTAAACACATAGGTCCATACCTACAAACTCATGATTTCCATCATCATATATTTTAGCCATGATCTGTTCTCCTTTAATGTGGTTAGGTTAAAAATAAACCTCTGCAAATTTTTACAGAGGTCAGACTTCTTCTACTTCATACTCATTGACACATATTCCATTGAGTTCTTGATATTCATCATTAGTCATATCAACTACTCTTGGACATTGTAATGGGTCTCTAATTATTTCATTGATATCTTCATTATCATCTGTTTCAATAAATTTTATGTATTCATAAGATTCTTTAAATGTTATTTTATAACAAGCCATATTATTTTCCTTTCTTAATAAATTGTTTTAACAACTTCTGGTTCACCGTCTTCATCATCTCTGCAAGCAAAGACATGAACACAGCGATGACCTTCAGCTTCAAGTTGTCTTGCTAGAGTCATAGCTTTTTCTTTGCTATCCTCATCCCAAGAATTACCATCTTCGTCTTCAACTGTATAATATAAATCAGTCATATGTATTCCTTTCTTAATAATTACGTTTAAAGTATTGGTTAAAGTATTTAGTAAAGACCTTATCATCGTTAGGGTCTTCACCTTTGTCTTCAGCTTTTTCATAGATTTCTAAGACACCATCACAGTCTTCCCAATGGATTTTATCTCCATGGTCATAGAAGATTTCTCGCATGAAGGTAGTAAACTCTTCATCATAAATGTGCATGTCATCGTCATCACACTGTTTGATGTGGTCTTGGAGTCTATCAAATTGTTCTTCAGACAATTCACACTTAGCCAAAATAAAAGAAGTACAGTCATCAGGACCATACTTAAAGAAAGATTTAAGTTCCTTCTTCCAATTTTTTTCAGCCTCAGTAAGGGTTTCGTAAGTAGCATAGATAACATACCATTCATCATACTCATAACGAGAGGCTAGGATATAAATTGTTTTATTCATTTACAACTCCACTTCTAAGATTTGCCATTGACAACCACCGAATGTATCGCCTAATACAAAATAGTTATCATCAGATGCTTCTTCAATATAAGGACAATCTACTTTATATTGTTCAACATCTCTATCCATTTCAATTTGTGCTTCTCTGAATGTATTGAATACACCAGATACTCTAGCCAAACCATCGCATGTATCACCATAGTCTGTATAGATTAGCACAAACTTTTTAGACTTAGGAAGAAATTGTTCTTCAAACTGTTCTTTAGTAAAGAGTACTCCTTTATAATTATATGAGACTCCATCTTCAGTTATTATTATTTGTACATCATTTAATGTTTTCATACTCTACTCCTTTAATAGAAAATGTTCGTTGCCACTTCGCATTGTAACATGTCTAAAATTATAGACTGTACCTTCTTGCACAACTTCCATGTCATGTTCTGATTCAATCATATCTTCATTTAGACCAATGTCACCGTTATATTGCCATTCAAGATGAGCTGACCAACTGTCACCACATCCATCAACAACAGGTATACATTTATATTCTTTATATATCTTAGCCATTAGATTACTCCTTTCTTTTAGTATTTAATGGTATGTAAACATATTCCATTTGTTCTTGTGGTTTATATTGAAATTCATTTATATATTTCTTTTGTAAAAAAGCTTTCTTTAAAGCATCAGCTATTCTTTTTAATTTTCGCTTAATCCTTTTGTGCATTACTTACTCCTTTCAAACACAGGTTGCTTCAATTAGTTTATAATCTACTTGTCTTACTACAAAGCCTTGTGGACCAAACCTATCAGTAATTTCTTTAAGTGCTGCGTCAGCTTGTTCCTTTGTATCATAACCACCAAAAAGATTATTCAAATCTATTTGACCAAAATTATCTTCGTAGCATAAGACCCATACTTTTTTAGTCATGTCCTAACTCCTTCCAATGTTGGATTACCCAATCTACATTGCTGTTTATGTCTTTAGCAAGTGCTCCAAAGTTAGTGGTTTCGTATATACAATATTCGCAATCATCACATACATCACCATTATCAGGATTATATGGAAGACTAAAATCTATATCGTAATCACATTGCATCATACTATTAGACGGTTGATAACCAACTTTAACAGCAAGTCTCCAAGTATCATCTTGATATTTATCTTTAGCAGGATCATCCTTATCAAAACCATTTGTCCAACCTAGGACAATAGCAATGTCTTTATCACCTTGACTACAAACTTTCCAATGATAACAACCACCTTGTTCTTTAGTAGAAGCAAGATAGTCTGCAGCATTTTTAAGTTGATCACTCGTTACATAGGGTATTGTCATTGTTTACCTCCTTTCGTATCAGCGTCAGCATAACAATGGCTTAACTTTAATATTTCAACATCATGTTTTATTTGATTGATGTCACTTGCCATACTGGTTATTTGAGTTATTAACCAAATAACTATGATTATCTGAATAACACCAATTATAGGATTATCATCGTCATCCTTCATTGTTTACCTCCGTCAATCCATTGAGTTATAATATACAGGTTTACCATTCCATTTACTAGCATATTCATATTTACTAATAGCAACATAATGCTCATTACTATATTGATTATATAATATTCTTCTCATGAATGGTTTATCTGCACGTTCAACATGACTTGGTACAACATGTCCTACTTGACCATAGCCATCATGCTCATCAAATCTGTTTTCTAATTCTTGTAATACTACACTTGCTTTTGTTACTCTTAATACTCTATAAAAACTTACTAGAGTACAGTTATAACCGTGTGAGCTACATAAAATATCACCTGCTTGAAACATTTTAAATCTCCTTTCAATTAAGTTAAACATAATATAATAGATACATATTCAGCTGGTATCGTTCAACATTTACTCTCCTTCATCACCAATTTGCATGGTCATCAAAGTAGCCAGACTCATCATCTTCATCATAATCTTCCTCAAACATTACATCTGCAGGAAGTGTACTGAATGTATGACCAGCTGAATCAGACATTGTAATTTGTGTCCAATCACTATTTGAAGTATCAATGTTTACTTTTAATTCACCTTCTACTTCAAAGATTGCACCAAACTTCTTAATTTGTTCTGGTGTATACTTACTAAATAATGCTGCATCTAGTTTACAAACACAGACCATACCAGAATCTGCACAAAAATTACCAGAGTTCTTAAGTAATTCTGGTATACTTACAAATAACTGATTGTCCCAATCACCAAAACCTGTTTCTGAAGCATACGCTTGTTGACCAGTAATTTTAGTAAGATGGTCAGCAACCAATTTATTAAATTTACCATTATAAAAATCATCACTAGTACATTGACCACAAATATCATTCCATACATTATCTTCTATAATGTAGCAAGGGTCAGTAATAATATAAGTTGTTTTTGTCATGATTTAACTCCTTTCATCAAGTATAAAATGGTGCAAGCTTTTCGTTTAACCTTATTGCTTCTACATCATAATAATGAATCTCATCATAATCCACATCATCATTTTCAGCAATAAAGTCATACTCTTCAGTAAACTCACAATTAGCACCATACTTTTTGTTTAATTGTCTTGCAACTCTATTTGCATCTTCCTCATTGGTATATATGTAAATAGTAGTTTTATCATAGCAAGCACTTGGTTGTGTTTGTCTTACCATATATAATAATTCGTTTGTATTATTCATACGTATCTCCTTAAAAATTAAGCTCATTAAATCGTTTTTGTAATCTATTCAATAACTTCGCAGATGGTTTAAAGTCTGGGAAGTAATGTTGTGTAAGATGAAGTGGTGTAGAATAACTATAAGTTAAACCACATTCATGATTCCACCATTCTGATTCAAAAATATCTTCTGGTTTGCATTCAGCTTTAATCCTTTCATCTATTTGTTCATAAAATTCGTGACGTTTAGCGAAGGCTTCTTTAGTTCCGATTCCACCGCAACCATCACCTACAAGTAAACCAGACTCAATGTCTGCTTCTGTATAACCGTTTCGTTCAAGGTATTCCTTAAACTGTTTATCACCAAACACATACTCAATACCTTCAAACTTTTGTGTTCTACAAATCTCTTTGAGTTCATTATAACGTTTAACTGTCATGATAACCTCCTTTGTTAACCTTCTAAAAACATAACAACATCTAATGTGTCATTAAACTTAGGTTGATTAGCCAACTGTTCTTTAAGTTGCTCTTTTTCTTCTTCAGACATTTCAGCAAGTTGCGCCGCTAATCTTGAATAAAATCCTTGTGAAGATTTTAATGTATTGACTGTTTGCACAAATAATGTGTAATTCCAATCTCTATCTGTTTTATTTACAATACTCATTGTTCAATCTCCCTTCTAAGTAATGTTTCAGATTCTTCATCAATGACATACTCTTTACCGGAAGTCATTGTTAACAAAACATATATTTTTTTGTTAAAAGGATCTTTAATCGTTTGGAATGATTCAACCATTCTTTTATTAACATCTACACAAGTAGTATGCTTATAAGTAAGTTGATATGTATCAGGATGCGCTACTTTTAATTCTAATACACTTATTGAAATAAACTCGTTCATTGTTGACTCCTTTCACAATAATCAAAGTTTTCACACAAGTAAGCGTCGCTTGTCCAGTATTTATATGGATCAGTATATGTATTATATTTAGTTTTTTCAGGTGTTAGTAAACAAAGCATAAATACTAATGTAAATACGACGCTTGCTACACTTATTGATAATATTTCTAAAACTTTTTTCATTATATGTCTATCCTTTCGTCTGCGATAATCATTGTTGTTGTGTTGCTACTACCAGGTTTAACTACAACCAATGCAATAGCGATGCTTGGTAATTCTTTCATAGCAATACTCCTTTCAATAAAAAATGAGCGGCACTCTTATATAACAAGCGTCGCTTTTAATAGGGGGGCGGTAGGGGGGTGGCTATGCTTGAGCGTCGCTCTTATATACATAAGTACCTTTAGCGTCGCCTTTCTCTAAGATACCTTTCTTAGCAAGCAACCAACATCTATCTGCAACTTGTTTTGAAGTCACTTCTATATCATTTGCTTTGAATGCTGCAACTACTTGATTGACTGCAAGTTGTGCTCCAGCTTCTTTAAACAAGTTAATCAAATCTGTACTAAAGGTTGACAATACACCAGTCCCTTTAGTCTTTGGAGCAGTTGTTTTAACTACATCTAATGCAACTGCCATATTAAACAATGCCGGTTTGTTTGCTTCACGTAATTGTTTAACTTCTTGTAATGATTTTGCTTTTGTCATGATTTATCTCCTTTAAAGTTAGGTTTACAATTCTATAGTATATTGTCCGAATATATACTATAGTATAACCACATATTTTATACTCAATATGTAGTTGTATTATGGTATATAAATTCGGTTGGTGTATAGTATAATTTAGGTTGGTGAGGATTCGTATTTATAAATAAATTAAACGTATTGTTTTTTATTTATAATTTTATTATATATTATAAATATTTTGTTGATCAATTATTTTTATTAGGCTGGTCATTTAATTTATTTATTTTTTGAAGTTTTTATATTTTATAATAAAGTTAAACTTAATGTTTCTTTATTATAGTTTTATTATAATATATATTTATTAAGTTGATCATATATTATAATTAAGTTGAACATTAAAACACTTTATTATAATTTTTTTATCTATAATAAGATTAAACTTATTGTTTTCTTATTATACCTTTATTATATATCAATTATATTAAGTTGTACAATTAGGCTGGCCTTTACGTGCGAATAAAAAAATAACCTACACTTATTTAGTATAGGTTATCTTGAGAAAAATCATGTGTAATATAAAATACAAATACACTTTTCAGCTGTGCCTATATTTTATGATTATAGAATATACTAAATAAATTAGACTGCATAATTAAGTTGGCCTTTACGTATAGGTATAAAATAAAAACAACCTACCTCTAGTAAGAAATAGGTTGTTTATTTACAACGAGACAGTTTTATAATAACAGAGAAAATATTTTTTTCATTTACATCATGTTTACCTTTCACTTTAGTTTTTGTCATTTACAGGTTTAGATTATACATAAACAATTAGACTGTATAATCAGGCTGAATATTTGTAGACTATTAGACTACCGATTACCTAATTCCGAAACACTCACATAAACATACTTTTTTTGACCACAGGAATACAGATTCCTAAATCATATATAATTTATAACCAGAATATAAGACAGACTCCTACAGCAATTATATGGATTCCTACATATAAGGACCTAAAAAGACCCATACCCAGCCAGGGGACCCCCGGGGGCGGGCCCTTTACATATAGGGACCAGGGCAGCCAGTCAAAACCCAGTAGGAGGTGTCAGTAAACAGCAGTAAACAGAAGAGAGAAAAGTTAGAAAGAAAATAGAAAAGTCGTAAGAAGGTCAGCAGAAAAATAAGAAGAAGATGTCAAAAGCAGACAACAAGATGTATATATAGCCGTAGTAAGTAAAGTGTCATAAATATTGTAGCAAAAGTCAGTAAGTATGTATATACACAGCAATAGTCAGTAAGAAAGTACTAGTAGTATATCCTATTATGCAAAGTAGTTATCTAATCCCGTTAGAATAGCATTAGTATCTTCATTAGTGATATTATTGCTGTTTGGCATTATTGTTGCTATTACTTCGTATAATTCTAGTGTAGTTAAGCGATCATATTTAGCTTGCATGCTTTCATTATGTTTATCTGTTTCACGTATTAGTTTTAGATATGTATATAGTTGTTTTATTTTATTATATGTAAATGACTTAGTATAAATACTGTATATTATTTTATCGTGAAATAGTGTACTTGTATTTAGTATTACTGCATTGTTTATAT